TGAGGACGGGTGACCCGTTGCTGTCACCGGTAGCTGTCACCACCGCTCATGATCGGCTACTGGTGACGTTTCCGCTGGTCGTGGCTGGCGCGCCCGGAGGGATTCGAACCCCCAACCTCTTGATCCGTAGTCACCGGCACAGGGTTCGTGGCGGTTCGCTGGTGGAGGTTTCCGCTGGTCAACCCAGTTCCGCGTACGTTGGCGGACCTACGCGGACGGGCCGCCGTTGCTACATTCCGTGCTACAGAGATCGACCGTCGCCTAAATGTCCCTGCCGAGGTGCCGGTACACCCGGTGCCGGGTCCAGCCGAGGGTCTCGGCGATCACCGACACCGGGATCTCCTGCGCGTGCGCCCGGGCGATCACCTGGTCCAGCTCGGCGTCGATCCGCTCCCGCTTGGCCGCGTGGTCGCGGTCGGCGCGGCCGAGCTGGTCGAGCATCCGGCGCTGCTGGGTGGTTGGGGCGAACTTCGGTCGGGCCATGGGCGAGATAGTAACTGGTCTTCCCTTGACACACAATCCCAGAACGGTTAGTGTGCTAGTAGGAGCACGCGAACTAGGAGGTAGCCGGAGATGAAGCGGCGCAGCACCAAGCGGGACATCGAGGCGCGGCACCAGAAGATCACCGCCCTGCGGCAGAAGCTGGACGAGTACGCAGGCCAGCTCAGCGACGAAGACAGGGCGCAGATCCTCGCCCGGTTCGCTGGCTACTCCGCCCGCAACGCCATGTTGATCGCGATGCAGCGCCCGGCCGCCACCGAGGTCCACGGCTTCGTCGAGTGGCGCAAGCTCGGCCGGCAGGTCCGCAAGGGCGAGTCCGGCATCGCGGTTCTGGCGCCGATCCCGCCCCGCGGCGAGTCCACCGACGAGCCGGCGGGCAGCGACGGGGAGCAGGGCGAGGCGACCCGGTCCAGGATGCGCTTCCGGCTGGCCTACCTGTTCGACATCGACCAGACCGACCCGATCACCGAGACCGCCCCGGTTCCGGTGGCCGGCTGACAACGCAAACGCCCCGGGCCGCGTCAGGGCAGCCCGGGGCCTTGACCGAACACCTGAGGAGGTTCGGCCCGATGACACACACTACGACCAGCCACACCCCGATGAGCCCGTGGCTGGCGATCCGGTTCATGGCCGACCGGATGGCCGAAGCGCTACTCCGCGTGGCGCTGGCGCCCCCCGACTCCCCGGAGCGGGAGCGGGCGACCCGGAAATACCTGCGCCGGTCCCGGGCGCTTGACCGGCTCCTGAACGCCACCCGCGACCACCACGCGGGGGCCGGCCGGTGAACTGGACAGGAGAACGGAGCATGAGCGACAAGCCGATCAGTTACGGCCCGGGCGAGGCCAAGGACCGGGAGACGCGTGAGTACGTCCTGCACTACGTCGCCGGACGGCCCGGCTGTGACTACGCGGACGTGGTGACCGATCGGCCCGCCGGGATCAGCCGCAAGCGGGTCGAGGCGGCGGTCAAGCATCTGCTGTACCGGCAGCCGAAGCAGCTTCGGTCAGAACACCCCGAGGGCACGCACGCCTTCGGCCGAGGGCAGGCGCGCCTATGGGTCCGCGACCCGGAGGCCGGCCGGTGAACTGGACCAGGGTGTACGCCTACACCGGCGCCGGGGTTGTCGGCGCGGTCGCCGCGGTCGTGTCGTTCGGCCACCTGCGGTCGCTGGCGCTCGGCGCCGGTGAGTCCCCACTGGCCGCGGCGCTGCTGCCGATCTCCGTGGACGGGTTGCTGGTGTCGGCCGCGTCGGTGATGTGGCTGGACTCGACAGCCGGACGGCGTGCCCGGTTGTCGGCTCGGGTGGCGTTCGGCGCCGGGTGTGCGGCGACGGTGGCCGGCAACGTGGCCAGTGCCCGGCCGACCGTGACGGGGTGGCTGGTGGCAGCGTGGGCACCGCTGGCGCTGCTGCTGGTCACCGAGATGCTGGCACGCCGCGGCCGGCAGACGCCGGAAGCAGAGGGCCCTACCCTGGAGAAACACTTCCGGCCCGCGGGCCCTACCCTCGATCGGCCGATAGCACCTGGACGGCCGGTGAAGCGGCGGCCGGCCGGCAAGCGCAGCGCCGCGGAGAAGGTCGCCGTGGCCCGGCTGCGGCTCGGCCCGACCGCCACCCAGGCCGACGTGGTCCGCACCGCCCGCGTCTCCCCGTCCTCCGTCGCCCGCCACTGGGCAGCCACCACACCACCCCCGGCTGACTACTCACCCGCGCCGCCACCGGACGGTCACCGCGACCGGGTACCGGTGTTCGCCTCGACCACTCCTGAGGAGATGTCATGACCACCACACGCAAGGGCGGGATCGTGAAGGGAGGACCACCACCGGCCGGGGGGGCTGGTGGACCGATCAGACGAAGATAGGGCGGCCCCGGGCGGAGCCAGGAACTCCAGTCCCGGAGCCTGATCAGGATAGGAGTCCTGACCTGATGGATAACGTAGAGCACAGCACCCCGGCCGTGGGGCCGGAACTGACCGAATCCGGTCAGTCGACCGACGGCGGGCGGATCGCCCGCGAGGCGCCGGAGAGCACCCGCCCGCAGACCGAGGAGGAGATCCTGGCCGCGCTGGACCCGGAGACCCGGGCCTTGGCGCACCGCATGACCACCATGATCCGCGACTTGCAGGAGCAGGTCGACGAGCTGGACCAGGAATACGCCCGCGGGTGGGTCGACGGTGCCGCGGAGACGGCTGCGGCGCTCGCGGACCGGCCCTCCCCGGGGGCGGTCAACCGGTTCGCCGCGAGGATGCTCCGGATCGGCGCCCGGGCGGAGGAACGCCTCACCAACCTGGAGGCCACGATGAAGGACGTGGCCACCGCCGAGAGCATCATGCGCCGGGTGCGCAGCGGTGAGCAGTCGTGACCGGGCCTGTGGACTGGATCGCTGACCGGCTGGAGAAGCTGGCCGGACTAGTCCGTACCCTTCCGGGCGCCACCGACCAGGACGCCTACCTGGCCGGCTACGCCGATGGCCTGGCCGGTCGGACCGCCGGCCGGCCGGCTGGACCGTCTCTCCGGGTGGTCCAGGGTGGTGACTGGCTCGACCGGATCACCACCGAGGATCTGACCACCTAAGTTCCGACCCCGGCCCCATCGTCGCCCCAGGGCACGATGGGGCCGGTTCATTTTTGCCGGGGCCGGCAAAAACCGGCGAGCTGGGCAGCCTGCCAGGAAGGTGCCTGATCGGGGTACCGCTGGCCACGCGCGCGCGGGGGCGGGGGGGGGCGGATCAAAACCGATGGTGGCACCATCGGTTTTGTTCCTGAGCCTCGCGCGCGGAGCCGAGAGGCGTAACGGTAGGTGTTGCACTGGAGTAACGGCAGGTGTTACACTGGGGGCGTGACCGAGACCCCGAACATCCAAGCGGTGAGCGAGGAGATCGCCCGGCAAGTAGTGGCCTACCTCAACGGCCCCGACCCCGACCGGCCCCAGTACAACGACGACTTCCTGCGCGGCCTAGAGGTGGCCGTAGCCGTAGCCGTCCACCCGCACCTCGAACACCTCTGGGCGCTGGCCGCGCCGAGCGCGGCCGGCATCCTGCGGCCGTGCGCCTGCGGCTGTGGCCAGCCCGTCACCTCACCGCGGCCGGAAGCCAGATACGCCACCGGGGCATGCCGGGTCCGCGCCCACCGAGCCGGGGCATGAGCCTCGCGCGCGCGGGGGCGGGCAGCAACTTTGCGGACGCCCGCAAGATCACCAAGCATGAGCCTCGCGCGCGCGGGGGCGGGACTTACAATCCGGGCCGGCAAATGCAAACCCGCGTCTTAGGCGGTCGGCCTCCGGACCACGGTGGTCAGCCGGTCGGCGAGCTGGGCGGACTCCCACGAAGGTGCCCGGTGCGGGTACTGCCGCCCCCAGGACGCCTCCCACCTCTTGAGCAGCACGTCGGCCCAGGCGTACAGCCGGCACTGCCCATCGGGCTGGCAGCGACCGCACCGGCCGCCCGCGGCGTGCATGGACACCACCCGGGCCGCGGCCCACAACTCGTAGTCCGACGCCTCAGGCATCCTCGCCACCCCGGTCCGGGTCGACCCGCCGGGTCGGGAGCAGGTCGGTCCACCGCTCCCGCCCGTCCGGGCACACCCGGTCCCCGTCGACCAGCCGCCCGGAACGGTCCCGGGACGGGTACGGGTCCGGCAACGTCCACCGCCGCCCGGGCCACAACCGCCGCAACATCGCGCACCTCCCGTGGCTGGCCATTTTCGGGGCGTGCCGAAAAAGGGCACCGGGGCCGGCCGCGCACCGACCTGGCCACAGGATGTCGCCGGACTGTCGCCCGGCGCGACGGCGGTAGAGGCGTCCAACCGGCGACAGGTAGGGCGACAGTCCGGCGACACACGCCCTGCTACCGTCGAGGGCATGACCACCCCGAACGGCACCCTCCGCGCCGTGCGCATGGGGATGCTCATGAGCCAGGACGACTTCGCCCGGGCGCTGCGCCGAGCTGGAGACCGGGCCGGGCAACCCAACGACGCGAACAAGCGGCTGGTGCAACGGTGGGAGTCGGGCACCATCACCGCCCCCCGGCCGGTGTACGCCCGCGCCCTGGAAGCGGTCACCGGGCTGCCGATCAGCTCACTGGGGTTCCCGCTGGTCGCCGCGCGGGTGGCTGGCGACGACCACGGCGGGCATGACCTACAGCCTGTCGGCCCACCGGCCGGCAACGGCGCCCCCGCCCGGCAGGCCAGCCCGAGGGGCAACTACTCCGGGGTGTGGCTGTCCAGGTACGAGTACTACAGCTCAGGCCGAGACGCGACGTTCACCGGCCAGCACCACGTGGTCGTACTCCAGCACGGTGACCGGCTCACCGTCCGGTCACTGCCCGGGTCGGCGGCCGGGCAGCTCACCATGGACCTGACCGTCGACGGGAACGTGATCACCGGGACGTGGACGGAGCACACCGACCCGGAAGGTTACTACCGCGGCGCCCGCTACCACGGCGCGGTTCAGCTGATGGCCGAGCCGACCGGCCGCCGGATCGTGGGGAAGTGGGCAGGGTTCGGACGGGAGATGGACGTGAACACCGGCCCGTGGGAGCTGGTGTTTCAGGACGCCTCGACCGGTAAGGCCACGCTGGACCGGTACAACCAGCCGCCGCAGTAGCCAGGCACGGCGAAGCGCCCCCGACCCGGGGTCCGGGGTCGGGGGCGCTTCTGCGGGGGGTGGGTGTAGCTATCGGGTGGCCGGCGGGCGCCGGTGCTTGCGGATGTAGCGCACCCCGAAGTGTCCGATCAGCCACACCGCCCCACCGGCGCCGATGAACAGCGCCAGCTCCCACGGCACGTGACGCACGGTCAGATCGGTCCAGGGGTCGGTGGCTGGGTTGCCGTCGGTCGCGGCCCGCACCTCTAGGCCGATCACCAGCGCGGTGAGCGCCAGGAAGCCGGTCCGCCAACGGGTCGCCGGATCGCGGCGCAGCGAGCGCCAAAACCGAGCGATCACCGCTGCACCTCGTGCTCCGGCCGGGGCACCAGGTCCGCCACCGTCGCCCCCGACCAGGCCCGGCGCCGTCCCCACGCCCACACCACCAGCGGCCCGAGCGTGGTCACCAGGGCGATGATCCCGACCGCGGCCCGGTCCGGCACCGGGACCGCGTACCCGACCAGGATGTCCACCACCGCCACCGCCCCCGCGGTCCACACCGCCGGCGCACGTAGCGGTTCCCGGCTATTCGGGTCCGGTACGTACTCGCTGATCTTGGTCACGTCCCCTCCTCACGCCCGGGCGCCGGCGGCACCGGTGTGCCCTCGGCGGTCAGCGCCGCAGTCAGTTGATTGATCCGGGTCTCCATCTCCGAAAACCTTGAGTTGACGAGCACGTGAACCTTGTGGATCGTGGTGCTGACCTGCTTGACCTGTTTGCGGGTGCGCCACGTGACCACTGCGCCGGCCAGCACCACCACCGCCGTGGCCAGCGTCACCACCTCGGTCATGGCTGCGCCGCCAGCCGGCGGGCGATCTCGTCGACCACCGCGTCGGCACCCAGCTCCGCCCGCTGGTCCAGCACCTCAACCAGATCCGCGCGGACCTGCGCCAGCAGCTCGGCCCGGTGCCGGTCCAGCTCGGCCGTCACCGCGGCGACCACGTCCGTGCCGGCGACCGCGGCGAGGATGGCAGCCTGCCCCGCCGCCAGCTCAGCCGCCCGGTCCGCGGCCCGGCGCGCCCACCGGTAGCCGTACTGAATCCAGGTTTTGGCCAGGTATCCATCGTCGCGGATGCCCGGGTATGCCCGCAGCACCGTCGCGTCCGGCGCCAGCCGCTCCACCCACACGTCACGCGCATCCATTTCTATCTCGCTCCCCTGCTCATCCTGGACCAGCCCCCAGGGGCTGGTGTCGTCGTACGGCCCGGTGCTGCTGCCGTCCGGCCCGACTCCCACGGACACGTGCACGTGGCCGGTGTGCGGGTTGTCGCCGCCGTAGGGCCGCCAGATCCAGCCACCGGAGCGGCTGGCGATCCTCTTGTTGTAGATGATGTACTTCGGCGCTGGGTGGCCGGCGATCCCGGCCCGCCGCACCTGCTCGGCGTACCAGGCCAGGTCGAGCCCGGCGTCGGCGAGCGTGTCGCTGGCGCATACCACCCCGGCCGCGTTCGGGAAGTGGTCGGTGTTGGTGCCGTGCGCCTCATCCGCGATCGTCCACACCGTCGTACCCGGGTGCCGGGCCCGGACCTCGGCCCGCAGCACCACCAGGCTCTCGGCCAACCTCCACGCCATCACGCCACCTCCGTGCTCATATGCCGATCACCACTAAGGACCGCTGGCTGAAGCTGACCGTGGTGGTCGGGCCGGACAGGGTGCGATACACCGCCTTGAAGGTGTGCAGCCCGGGCGCGCACGGCAGCACCAGCGTGCTGCCGGCCAGGGCGCCGTCCGTGCGGTTGATGCCGTCGGAGTTGTGGTTGGTCTGCCGCAGGTGGAAGCTCTTGGTGATGTCGGCGGCGATCGTGGTCGCCCCGGACACCTCCACTCCCATGTACCCGCCGACCGAGTTGGGGCCGGTGTCCAGGCTGCCGGCCATGCTGCATGACGGCCACACGATCGCCACCCCGAAGGTGATGTTGACGTCGGTGATCTCCGGCCCGGCTGGATCCAGGTCGGTGAACGTGTCCTGGTCGGACAGGGTGTCGGAGTCTTCCACGAACCCCTCGTGTACCCGTTCGGCGAACACCTCCGCGCTGATTTCCTTGGCCAGCGCGCCACGCATCCAGGCGATGGCCTTCTCGGAGGCGCCCGAGCCGGGCACGATCACCCGCCCGCCCATGCCGACCCGGTAGGTGGCGATTCCCCGCTTGCTACGCGGGCGCCACTTGCTCAGGATCACCACGTCCCCGGTGACGTAGGTCAGCGCCTCCACGCCGCTGGCGACCGGCAGGTTGGGCAGGTCCGCCCCACCGACGTTGATCACGCTCTCGAACGTGGCCGGGTTCCACGCCCGGATGATGCCCTCGGCCAGCCCGGCGAACTCCTGACGAGGCGCCACCGCGATCTGCGCAAGGTCGTCCGTCGCCCAGTTGGTCATGAGATCACGCTGCCGATCGACACGTGGGTGCGTTCGCGGGTGGTGCCGGTCATGTTCGGCCCGACCACCAGCGGCACCGTCACCGTCTGCATCACGTGCAGCTCCCGGTTCCCGTCGCGCTGGACCACCATCACCGGCATCCTCGGCCGCAACGCCGGGTTCACGATCGCCCCGAAGTCGGCGCTGAACGGCGCGCCCAGGTTGCGGCGCAGCATCTCCCGCGCCGCCACGGTGGCCTGCGCCGCGGTCGTGACGGTGGGCAGCTGGATCGGACCACCCGGCGGCAGGATCTTCCCGAACGGCCCGCCCCACCGGGTCGGCGACTTCGCCCCGATGTCGATCGCCACCCCGCGGACCGGGTCGCCACCACCGCCACCGGTACCCAGGATGATCACCCCGTTGAAAGCGTTCTCTGTGGACACCCGCCGTGCGGAGTCGACCAGCACCCCGCCGACGCCGGCGGCGACCCGCCACACCGGCACGTCATCGGCCGGCGGCGACTCGATCCGCAGGGCGCCCGCACCATCCCAGCCGATCACCTTCCCCAACCCGTCGGCGACCTCCCGCAGCGGCTCCGCCCGGGACTCATCCACCACGATCTGCCGGCCGATCGGCTCGAAAGCGGCCGCATCGTCAAAGACCACCGTCGCGGCCGGGTACACCTCGCCGACCAGGCTGGACACGAACGCGGCAACACTGGTCGAAGCGGCGAACACCCGCGGCGCGAGCATGGGCGAGCGGATCAGCGTCCACATACGGTCCGACCCGGTCAACGCGATCGGCGACTCGCTGACCCCGGTCTGCTCTACGGTGATCAGCCGGAAGTAGCCCAGCGGCGACCAGATGATCTGGTTGCCGAGGTCCACACCTCGGCGGACGAACACCTCCACGCCGTACGGTGCCAGGTCCGCGGCCGGGGTGCGTGGGAACCGCGACCGGCCGGTCTGCTCATCCACGCCCAGCGTGGTCAGGGACAGGGTGGCGAAGATGTCGGCGGTCGCGTCGTACTGCACGTCACCGTCGATGATCGGCAACGCCAGCCCGGTCGGGTTGAAACCGGACTGGAAACCGTCGACCAGCAACGCTTCGATCAGCGGCTCGTGGGAGCCGGACACGACCGCGGCGAACTCGGCGACGCTGGCCACGACCGCCGGCACCGGCAGGGACGTGAGCCGGATCCCGGCCAGCACCATATGGTCCGAGGCCGGGTCGAACAGGTACGGGATGATCGGCTGGCCACTCTGCGCCATGCTGACCGTGTTGGGCGAGATGACGGCGATGCCGAACACGCCGAGGTGGAACTCGGGCAGCACCCCGGGCAGGGTGTAGCCCAGCGGCGCCGGGTCCAACACGGTGCCGTTGTTCAGGTCGAACGCGTCACCGGCAGCACCAGCGGCTGTGACGCGGCCGGCCGCGTCGTCGGCCTCGTCGAACAGGGCGGCCAGGTTGGCGACCACGTACTGCCAGGCTTCCTCCGCACAGGCCAGGTGCTGGGCGGTGCGGGCCGCGTCGGTCTGGCTCACGCTGGACTCGACCAGCACCGCCGCACCGTGCCGCATGCCCACGTTGGACACCAGCCGGTCCGGGCCGCCGGTGATGTCGCCGAAATCGTCCTCTGACCAGCCGTCGGCGGTCATCCGGGCCTTCATCAGCGTGATCAGCGCGTCGGCCTCATCGACGATGCCGGAGTCGACCTGCGGGTTCGACGGCGGTGCGAACGTTACGTTCGCGCTCAGCTGCGGGTCGGCCTCGTGGTGGTCGACCAGCACCAGCGGACGCACCAGCCCGAGCAGCTGCGCCAGCGGACGCACCTCCGGCTGCGAAAGCGCCAGCCAGTCCCGGTTCAGGTCCACCCCGGCCGCGTTGACGCGGGTGTCGTTGGCGATCCCGTCCGGGTTGGGCGTCGGGACGATCAGCACACCGTGGTCGGTGAGCAGGTCGACCAGGTCCGGGTCGCCCACGTCCACCAGCGCCGCGGACCCGTTGATCGTCCACGTCTTCCCGGCGGAGTCGGCGAAGCTGCCGGCTGCCGCGGTCTGCGCGCCGAAGTCCGGGTTAGCCACGATGGTGCCGTCAATGCCGGAGCGGACCTGCGCCGCCCACCACCACCCGGCGGTCAGTCCCGCCGTGCCGCCGGTGGTAGACCCGATCTCCAGCACCGCCGTGCTGGAGAAGATCGAGGTGGTCGCACCGCCCACCACCGGGTCGCCCAGCGGCGCCCACGGGCCGGCGATCGTCGCCGCCCAAAAGAACCGGGTCACGTTCCCGCCCGCGCCATCATCCACTTCCACGTTGATGCGCAGCGCGATCCGCTGCCCATCACCAGCCGGCACCGGTGCGGTACACGTGCGGGTGATCAGGTTGGTGCCGTTGGCGGACCACACCATCTGAAGCTCGCCCGTGCTGGACAGCCGCATCGTGTAGGACCGCTGGTTGCCGGTGGTGCTGTACTTGCTGATCACGTTCTGGATCGAACCGGATGCCCACTGGTCCGGGGCGAACTCCACCCGCAGGTCCAGGTCGCCGGTCACGTCCAGCGACGAATGGTCGGGGGTGCGGGTGAAGTCGCCGGAGACGCCGTCCTGCCGCAACCTGACGTCGACAGCCTCGACCGCAGCCAGGTGCTCAGCGGCGGCGAGAAGCCCCTCCCGGCCGGCCGGCTCATCACCGTGCTGGGCGCCCATGAGCAGCAGCACCGCCCGGGCGTCCGCCGGCGGCGGCGGCCGGCCGATCCGCAGCAACCGCACCGGCCTGCCCTGCACACTGCTGCCGACGGTGTCGACCGCCACCCGGCCGGTACTGGCCAGCACCCCAAGTCGGGCGCCTTCAGCGTCGAGCGTCGAGAACGCCACCTAAGCCGCCCGGTACCCGGTCGCCCACCAGCGGCACGAGCTGATAGACCCCGTAGTCGCGAAAATCTGCAGACTGCTCAGCAGCCGCGAACTGGCCAGGTGGCCATGGAACACACCCCGGTGCCGGATCGTGTCGCCCGCGCTCGCCCGGTAGCTCGACGACTCCATGCTGAGGATGCTGCTCACATCCGTGTTGAAGATCAGCATCTGAGCGTTGCAGCTCAGTCCCGAAGACCACCACGCGAACGGCCAGGAGGTCACTTCGCCGCTGTTGCCGGCGAGGCTGTCGATGATCGCCCCGCCGTTGAGGTTGCGCACCTCCCATGTGCGCAGGTGAAGCGCGGCCGTGCTGTCGGCGTTGACCCGCGCGTTGACCCGCACACCGTCCACGCTGGTCGCCCCGCGGAAGTGGACACGGACCAGCTCGAACGTGCCAGCCGGCCACGTACCGCCCGCGGTCAGGTCGATGGTAAAGGCGGCCGTCTCGCTGCCCGACGCGATCGGCACCCACCCCAGCGCCGCCGCGGCGGCAGCATCGGCCACCGTCTGAATGTCGTCCCGCAACCCCGCGATGACCTCTTGGACCACCCGGGCCAGGATGATGCTGTCGTCCCCGCCAGTACCGCCGTTTAGCGTGCTAGTCGGCTCGTCGCCGGTCAGCGTCTCGTACGGCAGCTCATCCGGGCTGGTCAATGCGACCATCACACCACCACCAGATCCTCAAGGCTGCCAATGGTTTGCAGCAGCGACAGGTTCGTGGAATGCGCGGCGATCAGCGCCTGAGCGTTGCCGTACAGCCGCAGCAGCGTCTCGGCCACCAGCAGCGTGCCGGTGATCTGCGGCGCCGGTGGGGTCACCACCTGGCACGGCAGCGTGAACACCCGCGGCGCGTCCGGGTCGGCCCGGTACAGCCGTTCCTCCACGGTGTCCGCGTCGATCGCCACGTAGCCACCCGGGACCGCCGATCCCGCCGGCACGTGGACGAAGAACGTCCCGCCGGCCGCCAGTGTCAGGTCAAGCTTGGCTGCCTGCTCGGCGTGGCCGGACTCGCCGACCACCTGCGTGATGATCGTCAGGTCGAACGCGCGCGCGCCCCGCAGGTCATGCGTGGCAACGCCGGTCGACCTGCCGACGATCGCGGCCACCGTCGACCGGGACGCCCGGCTCACTGCCTCACCCCGGTCCAGCACCTTGACGGGCCGGTTCAGCAGCGGGTAGCGGATGCTCTTGAGCCAAACCGCGTCCAGCTCAGGAGTGATGCTGTCGGTGAACTGCTCCTGCTGCACGTCATCCACGTCGAAGCTGGTCACCCGGTAGAAGTTCTCGGCGCCGTCGAAGAACTCGTAGTCGCTCAGCTCCGCTTCCTGAGACTCCACCGGCAGCGTCAACCCGCCACGGACCGGCAGCCAAAGCGTCTCATTCAGGCTGCGCTCGACCACCGCATACGTCGCCGCCGCGCCCAGGGCGGTCGCCGCGAGCTGATTCCGGGACAGGTCACCGTTGTAGGTGGCGGTCAGGCTCATGCGGCCCTACCCGCCCCGGCCAGGTTGCGCCGCACCACACCCTGGTTCTTCCGCTTCAGCTTCATCTCGACCACCCGCGTGATCCCCTCGCCCAGGTCGACCGTGGCGTCCACCGTGAACTCGTCGGGCAGCTGGGAAGCGCCGTCGCTGCCGCGCACGTCGCCCATGTCACGCATCCCACGCGGAAGCGGGATCACCGCCTCGTCGAGGCCACCCTCACCCAGCAGCGCCAGCGTGGGACCGGTGACGATGCCCCCGGCCGCCAACCGGGGGATCTGCGGGACCTGCGGGATGCTCACCCCCGGCAGCTTGTTGGCGGTGCGGATCAGCGTGTTGATGCCGCCGATGGCCGTGTTCACCAGCCCGATCGCCCCGTTGAGCGCCGAGCGGGCACCCGACTTGGCCGCATCCCACATCCCCGACAAGAAGCCCTTGATCTTGTCGACCGCGCCACGGATGCGGCCGGTCACCTTGTCCCACAGGCCCTTGATGAACGACCAGATCGGGTCCCAGTTCTTCATGATGATCCCGACCGGGTGGAACTTGAAGAAGATGTCCTTGATGCCGGTGATAGCCCGGCCGATGAACTCCTTCACCTTGTCCCACAAGCCTTTGAGGAAGCCCCACACCTTTCCGAAGATCATCTTGGTGAAGGACCAGATGGTGTCCCAGTTCTTGACGATCAGCACCACCAGCCCGATCACCGCGGCGATGATCAGCGCGATCGGACCCATGGCGATGAGCCATGCGATCGCCATCCTGGCGGCCTGGATCAGCGACTGCACCGCCATCAGAACCCAGCCGGCGACCACCCGCGCCACAGTCAAGGCCATCGTGGCGGTCATCTTCGCGGCCGAGGCGACCCACACGGCGGCGGTCTTCGCCGCGGTGCCAGTGGCAACGGCGGCGGTGCGCACCCACGCCGCGGTGGTGCGGCCGGCAGACACCACCCACATCCCGGCCGCCTTCAACCCGTGGCCGCTGGCGACCAGTGCCACCTTCCCAAGGTGGCCGAGCTTCTTGACCGCCGTGCCCAGCCGCAGCGTCTTAGCGGCCTTGCCGGTGAAGGCGAGGGTCTCGGAGAACCCGCCGATGTTGGCGCCGGAGGCCAGGGCGACCGCGCCGAACCCGGCCACACCCGCGCCGACCTGACCCAACGCACCCGGCGCCTCAGCCAGGTTGATCAGCCACCCCTCGGCCTGCCGCTTCCACGTCGTGATCTTCGCCGCGTTGTTGTCGAACGCCCCGTCCAGCTCAGCCGACCGGCCAGCCACATCCACCAACCCGGCCGCCATCGGATCGAGTGCGGCGATCGCCTTCGGGCCGAGGTCCTCCCACATCGTCCCGAACAGCGCCACCCCGGCCAAGTCCTGCTTGACCGGGTCCTCCACCTTCATCAACGCGCGGATGATGTTGGCCATGGCGTTTTCGGCGACGGGGCCACCTTCGGCGATCTGACTGGCCATGGACTTCGCGGACAGCCCGATCACGTCGTACGCGTCCTTGGTCGACTCCGATCCGTCGATGGCCCGGATGCTGAACTCCTTGACCGCGTCCAGCGCCTTGTCCACGTCGCGGACCCCGGTGGCCATGGCCGCGTTCATCAGCCCGATCGCCTTCGGCCCGGTCAGCCCGAGAGACGCGATCGGCTCGGCGTACTCGTTGAGGTTGTCCAGGATCTCCTCAACCGGGATGTTGAGGGTCTGCGCCGCACCGGTCAGGGTGTCGAATGCCGATGCCATGTCCGGGGCGAGCTGGTTCTTCACCAGCGCCCCGGCGGTCTTCACCGCCATCGCGGCGTCCACTTGGAACACGTCGGCGAACCGCTGCGCGTGTAGCGTCAGGTCCTTCAGCTCACCTTCGCCAACGTTGCCGACTTCCCGGAACACGGCGGCGAAGGTGCCCTGGACGGCCTGTAGCGACTCGCCCCACGCGTTGGCGTACAGGTCACCGGCGATCCGGCCGGCCATCTCCTGTTCGGCCTCACCCAGCCGCAGCTGCGCGGCGACCAGGTCGTTAGCGGCTTCCCGCTGGATGCCCTGGACCACCCCGACCGTGAGCGCCCCACCGATCGCCGCACCGGCGACGGTGGCGGCCTTCCCGACACCCTTCCACAGCTTGTCGAACTTTCCCTGAACCCGCCGGGTGCCCTTGTCGACGCCGGAGTCATCGACCCCGACGCCGACCGCCAGATCCGCCAACGTCGCCACCGGGATCACCTCCCTGCCTCTGGACCAACCTGCCGCCGAACCGCTTGTTCAGCCGCTGCACCAGCCGCAGCTGGTCATCTTCGGCCTGCTCCTGCCGCTGCTCGGGTGGCGCCCCCGCGTCCCACCGGGGGATGAAGTCCTCCGGCTTGTACGTGCGGCCCTTCTTGCCGCGCATCGCGTTCGCGACGGTTGCGGCGACGATCGCGGCGTGCCTGTCGGCCCGCTCCGGCCCGATCGGGCCGGTGACCCGCTCGTAGGCCACCCACGCGGTCAGCTCCCGCGAGCTGATCCGGGCCAGTAGCTCGTGGACGGTGCAGCCCAGGGCGAGGGCTAGTCGGTGGTGGAGTCGTCGCCCTGGGTCGCGCCGAAATCCTCGACGAGCTTGTCCACGTCGTCTTCGGACAGCCCCGCCAGCACCCGGCACGCGTCGAACAGCCGGTCAAGCGGCCGGGCGTTCTTCTTGGACAACGCGTTCACGTCGGCCTCGGTGAACAGCGGCCGGTCGCCGTCGTCGACCGCGCACAGCACGATCAGCTTGGCGCGTGCGTTGCGAAGGTTCATCTGCCGGTTGTTGCCACGCTGCTGGACCAGCGACTGCTCATAGGCGTCGCGCTGCCCGCCGGTGATGGAGCGGAGCCGCACAGCACCGCCCCATTCTGGGCAGTCCACCTCGTCGTAGGTGCGGTCCTCAGCTTGCAGGATCGCGTCCCGGCCCAGGTATCCCATGTCAGCTCCTTCCGATGCCCATCAGGCTGGCGGTGACATGCCGCCACTGTTTTCCGGTCTGGATCTTGCTCACGGTCACCTGATGGATCCCGTATTCGGCTGCGATCACCTTCTGCATGCGACGGTCCCCGTAGATCGCGGCAACCTGTTCGTCAGTCAATGTCGCGATGCCGCGCTGCGTCCCAGTTAGGCCGCCTCCGCGCGCACGCCCCTTCTGGGCCTTATCCAGGTTGTTTTCCGCCTTCGTACCTAGAAAGAGGTGCTGAATGTCGAAACAGTCGGGCTGGTCGCAGCGAATGACAGATGCACATCCCGAGCGGGATGGGACCGTGATGGTGAATCCACACCAACCGGTGGGCACGGTCGATCCGACGGCCGACCCGAACGTGTATGTACCCATCCAGAGCCCGGTACCGGCGGGCAGTCAAGCCGCCACAGATCGGGTGCCGGTCGGCGTCGGCCATAAGCCGGTCATACGGAGACGAGATCATGAACCGGTTGCCGTGAGAACTGGTTTCCCGGTGATCTTCACCGTCAGGGAGCGGCCCATCTTGTCGTCATACGGGAACTCGTCGGACAGCTCGGTGAGGATCGCGGCGAAGTCCCACGTGTGCTCATCCTCGGTGCCGGGCAGGATGACGATCTGGTAGTTCCGCGGGTCCACGTCGTCGAAGTCGTCATCCAGGTCGTGGGTGTTCTCGGTCGGATCGTAGTTGATCTCAAGGCCGACTTCCCCGCCGTTCTTCAGCCCACCAGCGAACTCCATGTATGCGTCCGGGCTGTCGTGGGCGGTCAGGTCGAGCGTCTCCCGGGTCCGGTTCGGCCCGGAGATCGAAGTGACGTTGGCGATGGTGGTGAACGCCTCGGTGGGCGTGGCTCCGTCACCACGCCGGAACTGGGTCCCGAACGCGTTGAGTCCCGACATTGACCTACTCCTCTACTTGCGTGGTGATGATCCTGAACCTCAGGACGTGGTGCCGGATCTCCGGGTCCGGGTCGGGCAGCGCCTGGTCGAACTCCTGCCGGCATGACACGACCCGGTGGCCTTCCACGTCCAGCTGGCGTTCCTGCTCGTCGAGCAGCTCCCCGATCCGGGCTGCGATCGCCTGCCCCTCCGCGTTGCCGCGGGTCTTCGACCAGACGTGGATGGTGACCGTGACCTCCCGGCCGTAGCTGGTCAGGTCGGAATCGTCGATGGACAGGTGGTCGCCGATCCGCACATACGGGTGCGGGGTGCCCTCGGGCACCTGGTCGTGAACACCGCCAGCGGCCAGCCCGGACAGTGTCAGGTCGCCGGACAGCCGCTGGTAGATCGCGGCCTGAAGCGGGCCGATCGGTGAGCGGCTGATCACTTCAGCAGCTTCCGCAGCTCGCCACCGATAGCGGCCTCAACCCGGCCGGGGAACCGCTTCCGGGCGCGTTCGGCGGCCGGTGCGACGTACGGCTGTGCCGGGGTGTCGGACGTGCCGTGCTCGACGAACGTGGCGTGGCGGGCGGTCGCCACCGCCTTTCCCGACAGGCCGTCGTCTGCGATCTCGGTCTGCATCGAGTCGGCCAGCTCCCCGGTGGCTCGTGGCGCCCCCCGGCGCATATCGTCGGCGATCTCCTCGGTCTCGGCCTTCACCGCGGCCCGCACACCGGTGACGATGGCGTCGGGCAGCTGATCCAGCTTGGCCCGCAGCTGGTCCATGCCCTTGACGGTGACGGTCCGGCGTGCCATCAGCGCCGCCGCCGCAGCTCGTGGCGGATCTCTGCCAGCTCCCCGGCCACGGCCAGCAGCGCCCACGCGATCGCCACCCGGGTGTCGCCGGGTGACTCGACCTCGCCGGGCGGCTCGCCTTTGGGTGGCTGCCAGCCGGGCAGGTTGGACTCGGCCCGGCGCTTGCACTCGATCGGTTCAGCCGGAAGTTCAGCCATGGGTGGCTGCCTTGTACTGCTCCACCAGCCCGGCGGAAACCTTGCCGGACGCGGACACCCCGATGCCCTGCCCGCGCGCCCACGCCCGCACCTGCGCCGGCTTCGGCTCATCGGTGACCACGTCCGGTGACCCAGGGTCCGGCCCCGGGATCATCTCGGTGCCGGGTTCCTGGTCGAACGTCGACACGTCCAACAGGTCCGACTCAGGGGCCGGGGCCGGGGCCGGGTAGTCGACCCGCAGCGGCTCCCACAGCCGAGGATGCTCGGTCACGATCGGATGGGACGCGGCGGCGGTGGTGCGGCCCTTGCGGATCACCACCCGGCGGCCCTGGTGGTACACCACGTTCGACGCGGCCCGGGCCACCATGATCTGGTCAGACACTGCGCTTCTCCCTCGCGAAGATGACATCTCGGATCTCGCCCCGGTCGCGGGGTGTACGGCCCCGCGCCCACCGGGCCACCTGCTGGTAGTCCCGCGTCCACCGGTCGACCTCGCCGAACCCTGCCCGGTGCATGAACGCCACCACCTGGTCGTAGCCGGCGGCCATCGTCGGGTCGGCGACGGTGCACGTCTCCACCACCGCCAGGTCGAGCCGGGCCAGGTTGGCGCCGGCCAGCACCGCCAGCTCATGCCCTTGCGCGTCGACCACGGCCACGTTCGCTGACGGGGCGACCGTCGCCAAGGTGACCAGCTCGACCCGCACAGCCCCGGCGGTACGGTCTCCGCGGCCCGGGGCGGCCAGCGTCGACATGTTCGACCGGCGCATCAGGTGCAGCGCGGCGGTGCCGTGCCGGTCGGAACACGCGGCCTCGACCACCTCCGCGTCGGGGTAGGCGGCCCGCAGCCGCGCCGCCAGGTCCGGGATCGGCTCCACCAGGGTGATCCGGCGGAACCCGGCCGCCCGGTAGAACGGCATCTCCTGACCTTCGTGGGCGCCGACGTGGACCAGGTGCGCCGGGTCGACCCCCAGCCGGGCCACCAGCGCCGGGAACGCGGCGAACACGTTCACCGGCTGCCCCGGATCGCCGGGTGCGCGGCGTACACGGCCGGCGTGTCGAAGTCGTCCGTGCCGTCGTCAATGTCGCACCAGTCACCGGCCTTCCGGTGCCGGCGCATCGGCAGGCCGTGCAGCGACCGGTACAGCTTCCACCCGGGCGGGCGGGTTATCTCCCGCGCGGCGTCGACCTTGGCCAGGTGGGCGTCCAGCAGGGCGTGATGCCGGGGCAGCCACGCGACGGCGAATATCTCCCCCCACCGGGCGGCGGTCACCTTCGACGCGCCGAACCGGCCGAACCAGCGCAGCGGCGTCGTGTCGGTGCACACCAGCCGGACCGCCGCGTCGGTCCAGTACACGTCCCCGAGCAGCAGCAGCGTGCGGGTGGTGGTCGACCACCACGGGCGGGTACCGGTGTACTCGTTCGACGCGGCCGGGTCCGGGTGGACCACGTCGGCGCCGACCACCTGATACCGCGGGTCCGGCGGAGCGGTCACCACCACGTCGCCGGTGTACCGGCCGACCTGTTCGACGGTGCGTTCAAGCAGCGGCCGGCCGGCGACCGGGGCGAGGTGCTTGGGCACGCCGAGGTGGCTGTTCCACTTCGGGTCCTGCTCTCGCCCGCCGCAGGCGATGACCACTCTCATGCGAGCCCGGCCACGGTCGCGATGCCGGACAGCCGGTGCCGCCACAGGTGCCGGGCCTCGACCAGGTTGACCGCCGCGTCGGTCATCTCCCGCCGGCCGGCTGGTGACAGCTCCCGCAACCGGGTGGTGATCTGGGAGAACCGGCCCCGGTCGTACAGGATCATCGTCTCGTCTGTGAACCCCTGCCCGGCCAGCCCCTCGGTGCGCGGGTAGGCCAGCAGCCCACCGCGGCCCAGCGTCCGCGGCACCCGGTCGGACCAGTAGCACGGCGCCGGCGCCGAGTCCCCGAGCACCACGTCAACCGACGCGTACAGGTCGTTCAGCTTCCGGTGGTAGATCCGGTTCCGCTGTGACGATCCGGCGTGTAGGAACCGGGTCCCCCACTGGCGTCTCGCCCACGCGAGCAGGTCGGCCCGGTGCCCGGTGTGAACGGACCGGATCATCGACCCGATGAACACCGCCCGGGCGCGGACGGTCGGGTCGGGGGTGCCGTAGCCGAGGTACCGGGAGCCGAACGGCGGCGGGCACCAGTGGTGGTTGACTCCCTTGCCGGCCCAGTTCCGGGCGCCACCGTCGGCGGTGAACACGTGCTGCGCGGTCCACCACGGCTCCTTGCCGATCCGCTGTTCCCGCTGCCGGATGCCCCAGTACAGATCCAGGTGCAGCCCGACGGTGACCGTGCCCGTGTCCTCGATCCGGCGCAGCATGGCGTACCCGTCGCCGCGGAGGTTGTGGTTGTGGGTGCGCAGCCACAGCAGCATGTCGGCGCCCTTGGCAGCCCGGATGATGTCCTCCGCGGGCACGTCCCGCACCCGCAGGAAGTCGACTTCCCAGCCGAGCGCCACCGCCCCATCGTGGGCGTCATCGTGCCAGCGTTCGAGCTTCTCGCCACCGAGCCCGGGGGCGCCGAGCAGCAGCAGCTTCACGACCCTTCATCTCCCGGCTCGTGCTGGATCAGCTCCACGTCGGCGCGCAGGTACACCGGCTCGGACGGCATGACGGTGGCCTTGACCCGGAACACGTCCCCGTCGCCGCGTAGCTCGTCCCCGCGGGCCACGTCGGCGGCCGGGGGCAGGTACACCGGTTGGGTGTGCGCGGCGCCGGCCTGCGCCGCTACGACCCGCTCCGCGGCGGTCGCCTGCGAAACCCTGGCACGGACCGTACCGACCTGGACGAAGGTGACGGTCTGACCACCCGCGCCGTCGCCGACCGGGTCCGGCCGCCACACCGCCAGCGTGCGGTTCAGCTCGTACCCGCCGACCGGGACTGTCACGACCCGAGCACGCTCTCTGTGCTGTCGCCGGACCAGGGCGACACCATCGTCACCGAGGTGAAGCTCGACTTCGACGCGGCCCGGCGTACCGCCTCCGCCTCCGCGTCGGTCAAGTACACCGCCTCGCCACCTTCGCGGCCGGACCGGTCGTACGACTTCGCCGAGTCGCCGATGGAGCGTTGGGTCAGCGCTTCGGAGTTTTCGAAGGCGCGCTTGGCCGCGGCCAGGCATATCGACTCGACCCGGCGGGGAACATCCTCCAGCTCACCACCCGCGTCGACCCAGTCCTTGCCGGCTTCGTCACGGATCAGCTCGGACGCGTCGACCAGGCACGCCTCAGCCCGGTCCGCCTCGGCCTCCGTGGGGAACTCCCCATCGGTGTAGCCGAGACGGACCGCGAGCTGAGCTGGCGACGCCAGCGGTGGCAGATCGGCCACGGTCAGCTAGCCGCCGTGTCGATCTTCACGACCCGGGGGAACTCGGTCCCGGAGTCGTTGTCGGGCACAGCCGCCGCACCGCCGAACGTGGAGACGATCGACGAATCGGACAGCTTCGTCGGGACGAACGTGAAAATCTGCCGCATCCCGATCCCGCCGGCCTGCGCGGTCGCCGACGCGTTCGCGCCACGGGGGGTGACCGGCACCCGGTTCGCGAACGCGAAACCGGACCGGTGGTAGGCCAGTGCCGTGCCGGCGTCCAGGCCGTTGGACTCCACCACCGTGAACCCGCGGTAGGTGCCGACCACGGCCAGCCGCAGCGCCGAGCTGGCGCCGGCCTTGTCGACGTGGGACAGGTTGTCCAGCCCCAGCAGGAACGTGGCGAACTCCGGGCTGACCGCCAGGAACCGGCCGTCGGCGGGGCACTCGTTGCGGCCCAGCGTCTCCCGGGACTCCAGCACGATCGCCTCCACGTTGCCGCCGTCGGCGTCGACGGTCAGGTCCGCGGACAGGTTGTTCATCGCGGTGGCGAGCTCGTTCTCGGCCCGGGTCGCAACCGCCGCCACCTGCACGCGGGTGACCTGCCGGCCGAAGTCCTCCAGGTTGAGGGACAGCTCCTCATCGGCGACCAGCTTGGCGTGGTACAGGTGGGCGAGGGTCACGTCAACCGGCACCTCGTCCACATCATCGAACGTGATGTCATCACCCGGGTTGGTCTGGGTGCGGGCCGTGGACGGCTGAGGCACCCGGACCGTGATCGTGTCGCCGTTGCGCCCCGAGAACTCCTCACCCGGAATCTGGGAGACAGTCATCGGCAGCACCAGGCTGCGAGTGAGCAGCTCGACCGCGAGAGCCGAGATGCCCTTTGCTGTTAGGACAGCCACTGCTGTTCACCTCTCATTGCGTGCGCAGCGGCCATCCCGCTGCATGATCAGAAATCGGACTTGAGGATCGACTCCGCCAGCTCCGCCGGAGACTTCTCGCCGGAGCCCGTGCCCGGCACCGCACCGGATGTGAGCTTCTCCTTCGGCCTGCCGCCGGATGACGGGTACTTGCGCTCGGCCGAACCCGACAGTCGGGTGTCGATGCCGTCGCCGCCCTTGCCGGCGTCACCGTCGTTGCCGGTGTCGCCGTCGCCGTCCTTACCGGCCGGCTTGAACGCCTCCAGCAGCTCATCCGCGTCGGTGAGCAGCTCCTCACGGGTGGTGCCGGCCAGCCGCTTGGCCTGCGCCGGGGTGAGCTTCTTCTCCACGGCCACCTCGGCGCGTAGCTGCCGCGCCTCGGCCTCGGCCGCTTTCTTCTCGGCCGCCTCGATCCGCTCCAGCATCTTCTGCTGCTCGGTCTTGGTGGCGTCGTCGTCCTTCTTCAACTTCGCCATCTCGACCCGCAGCGCCTTCAGCTGGTTCTCGGCCTCGGTCGCCCGGGTACGTTCCTTCTCCAGTGCCGTCTTCAGCGCCTGGTCGTCGCCCTTGTCGGTGTTCGGCTTCCCGCCGTTGTCGTTCTTGCCCTTGTCGTCGTCGTCGGCCATCCCGGCCCCTTCCAACTGACCCCCCACCCGGCCGGGTGGGGGTGGTCTACTTCGGCACGCGCCGCTTCAACTGCGTGAGCAGCGTGATGTGAGCGTCGGTGTCGACGATCCGCTGCCGCAGGTCCTCCGGGTCGTCCCCGACCCAGTCGTCCCCGAGCCGCTCGGCCTGGGCCAGGTCCCGCCGGTACTGCCGCAGGTCCGCCCGCATCTCCGGCAGCTCGAACACGGCGTACGCCAGGCCGGCCCTGCCGACATCCTCGCGACGTTCGTAGAACAGCTCCGGGTCGTCCGGGTCCTGGATCAGCTGGTCCGGCGGTGGCAGGCTACCCGCGTACACCGGCTCAGACGTGCACGCGCAGTGGTCGTGAGCCTCGAAGTCACCCGGCACTGAACACCCGCCCGCCCAGGGTGCGGCAGAAGTCGCACGGCTGCGACGATGTGACCCGCCGCCAACCCTGCGCCCGCGGGTCGGCGCCGGACATGGCGACCACCGTTTCCCGACCACCGTCGAGCACCAGCTTCGCAGCCGCGCCGCTGACCTTCACCAGCCCGTTTCGGGCCGCGGCCTGCGGGCTGAACCCGCGACGGCGGGCGTGGATGATCCCGCCCAGCCCGGCGCCGCGTAGGACCGACGCGATCACCTCCGGGCCGAGCGCCTCGGCCAGCACCCGCAGAATGCCCCCGTCATCGATGCCCTCCGCCAGCCGGAACCGTCCGAAGTAGTCGGCGGCGGACTCGGCCGACCGGGTGCGGTGCGCGGCCACTACCAGCTGCGCCGGGTCGACGAACTGGCGAAACGTTCCGGTCAGGTCCACCGGATTGACCACCCGCCACAACCGGGCCAGGTCCCGCACCGCACCGGCCCGGATGCCCAGCTGGTCGGCCCGCTGCCGACGGGTCAGGACGGTCCCCTCAGCGGTCCGGGCCACCGTCGCCACCGAGCCCGGCCGCCTGCCGGTCCAACAGCCCGGTCAGGTTCGCCAGCGAGTCACCCTCGGCCATCTTCGCCCGAATCCGCCGCACGTCCTGCTGCGTCAGGCCGGGCACCCGGTCGAGCAGTTCCTCGGGCGGGATACCGAGCATCTGCACCAGCTTTCCCAGCCCGTCCACGGTGGCCGCGAACGCCCGCGCCGACGTGTCCCGCCACACCACCTGCGAATCGGCCGGGATCGGCACACCCATCAACGCGCCAACAGCCTGGAATGCCTGCTCATGCGACTCGCCCATGCCGGTCTCACGTTCGTCGACCTTCCGGTCCTTGCCCGCCTCCGCCGCGGCCAGCGCCTCGGCCGACAGGTTCACCATCGCGCCGACCAGCTCGTGCACCGGGGTCTGCGACAGAGTGGCGGCATACTTCAGCGCCGCCTCCCGCGAGTCGAGGTACCCGCGCAGGTCGGTCTGGCCGAACTCGCCCAGCTGCATCTGCGCCGGGTCTTCGTCGAAGGTCCAGAACTGCGACGCGGCCGCCTCCATCTTCTGGCTGGCGCTGGCCGGGGTCCACCCGATCGCCCACCGCTGCCGGAACGCCGAGTACCACTCGGCCGCCTTCAGGGTGAAGCTGGTCAGGTTGATCTGGTCCTGTAGCGGGATCAGCGGGGCGACCTGACCGGCGACCAGCCGGGTCTCATTGGTGCCGAACCCTCGAAGGTTGTCCGGCTCCGCGTCATCGTCCAGGTCCAGATCCTCCGCGTCCCGGTAGCGGACCACCGGGCAGTAGCCGAGCCCGTGAATGATCGGCTCGCCCACCTGCCAGCCGCCGGCGTCGGTGCGCCCCACCGGGTACACGGCCTCACCGTCGTAGAGCCGCCAGTCCCCGGCCGCCGGCCGCTTCTCCAGCGCGAACCGTGGCCAGTCCGGGTCCGCCCCGTACACCGCGGTCAGCAGCCGCGGCGAACACGGCCGCATCACCGGGAACGTCTCCCCGGGGGTGATCGCCAGGTACGCGGTTCCGTACGCGACCGCGGCCCGGTGCAGCCCCGACTGGCCCCGGTCCATCCGGTTGAGCTGCCACACCTGCCACACCGGCAACGACATGTCCGCCAGCGGCGAGTCCGGGTCGCCCGGCCGTTCCGGCTGCGGCGCCCGGAACCCGTCCACGAACAGCGCCTGCGTCAGGCTGTTCACCACGATGTCGATGACGTTCACCCGGGCCTTGCGCGCCATCTCCTTGATCTCGGCCGGCGCGTCGGACGGGATGACCGCCGGCAGCCGCTGCCGGCCGGTCCAGTACCGGCGCAGAACGTCCAACTCGGCCCGCTCGGTGGTCTGCATCTCGTACAGCTGCTGCGCCCGGTCAGCGGCCTCCGTAGCCGACAGTGGCATCAGAACACCGCCCTCCCTGTGCGTTCACGCACCTTGCCGCTGTTGCGGGCTATCCGGCGGCCCAGCCGGGCGCCGACCATCGCCACCGCCAGGTCGACCAGCTTCCCCGAGTCGCGGGTCACCTTCCCGAGGCTCACGCCCCACGGGTTGGTGCGGCGGCGGGCGTTGTGGACGTGCATCCGCAGCCCGGCGTCCCCGTCGTGCGTCAGGGTTCCGTGTTCGTCGATGTCCGCCGCGGCCTGCATCGCCGCCTCGGTGAACAGCCGGTTCCGCTCCGCCCCGCCCAGCGTCTTGATCCGCATGTCGAACAGCACCGAGTGGCCCTTGACTCCCGGGGTCGCCCACAGCCTCACCGTCCGGCGGAGGTCCCGGTGCCACCCGTCGATCGTCGGCAGCCAGTACAGGTGCTCATCCTCATCGTCCCGGGCCGGCGACGGGTCAACCCCGAACCACACCACCCGCCACCGGGCGAACGCGGCCCGCACCGTCGCGTCGACCTCGTGACGCGGCGCCAGCCACCCCTTGCCCCGGTCCCCGTGGGGGCGCTGCCACATGCCCCGCTCACCGGGGATGAACACGTACCCGTCGGACAGCCGGCAGGCAACCAGCGCGGTCGCATCCGTCGACTTGGAGCAGTCGAGGAACATCGCGATCTGCTCCCGGTCGGCCACCACCGTCCCCGGCCGGGCCAGATCGTCGAACTTCCGCGGGTCGATCCACGCGTCTTCAGCCGTGGCCAGCCCGTTCAGGTAGTAGCGGATCGAATCGGCGACGGTGGTCGACGGGTCGAGCATCTCGTCACCGAGGCGTTCCAGGTCCGACCACGGGGAGTCCATGTGCGCCGCCCGCAACCCGGCCGCCCGCGACTCGTCATCGAACAGGTCCGTATCCGGCGGGGCCTCGATCGAGTCGTACAGGATGTCCCGCCGCTTCGCCTGCCCCGACACCTGCTGCTGCCACGCCGTGTACGACCGCTCCGCCTCGCTGTCGCTGCCCTGCTCATGCGCGTTGGTCCACTCGCAGAGCCGGGCCTGGATCGCGGCCGGTGACTTGCCCACGTTGCGGCGGGCCACCGCGGCGACCTTGTGCCCGCCCGAGGATCTGGTCATGTGGTGCGACTCGTTCAGGGCGATGAACGTCGCCGGGTCGCCCTCGGCCGTCTTCTCCGAAGCGGTGAGGATCTCCATCCGGCCGCCGGTCTCATCCGCCGTCTTCAGGATCGTCCGGGTTTCGCCGCAGTCGATGCCGTAGAACTCGCGCGCCTCCCGCGACAGCATCGCGTTGGCGACCCGCAGCACATCCTTCGACTGCGCTTCGCTGTTGCTGGCGATCTGCACCAGCGGCATCCGGTGCCGGACCCCGGTCCAGCGGCCATCCTCGTGGACCAACTGTGTCGGGCCGATGAACGCACAGTTCAGCATCGCTGCGGCCATCGGGTCCTTCCCGACGCCCTTCGCACCCCGCTTCACCCCGCGGCGCCACCGCAACCGGCCCGTCTCCGGGTCGAACTCCCACCAGCAGATCAAGAACCGCTTCTGGCCCGGCGTCCACCGCCACGGCCCGCCGCTCTGATAGTCCGTCAACCCCGGACCCAGGTCCGGCCGCCTACCCTCGGACCACTCGATCACCAACGGGCCGAGTGAAGACGCCAGCAGCCGGTCCTTCTCCGCCAGGTCGGTCGGCCACGGCAGCGTGCACCACGCCCCCGTGCCGTGCCACCGGTCGAGGTAGTACCCGGGTGGCAGTTCCTGCTCAGAGGTCACGGTAGGCGGCCATGTCCACCACCCCGGCCGGCGTCTCCCGCTCCGCCGCCGCCGGCACGTACCTGATCCGCAGGTCCCGCCGGCTGTCCAACGTGGTGCCCAGCAGCTTCTGCCTGATCCTCAGCTCGGTCGCGTTGCTGCCCTCGACGAACCGGGCGTGGACCTCGGCCGTCTCCAGGGCAAACTCCCAATCGGCCGCCGACCACAGCCGGCAATGCGGCATCGTCGACACCACACCCCACCAGCCGCGGGTCCGCGCCGGCCACGCCACCTTGAACCGGGTGTGCGTCTCCGGGTCGACCCGGTACCTGGTCGGCAGCGCCGGCCGCGGCCCGGTGTACGGGGAATCCTCGACCTCGGTCCAGTCATGCGTCGGGGCGGTCCGGTTCCGGCGCAGCGCCTCCGGCTTCGGCTTGCGACCCATAACAGCCATCGAGATACCCCCCTCCGGTACCGGCCAAGATTCAGACAGAGGGTCAGCCGCTATCCCCCGCCGCGACGGCACCCCCGGGGGGAGGGGGGGTCCCCACCCTCGGTGAGTGTCCGGTCAGCCCGGGGTGACGTGGTGCCGGCCGTTTGGCGCGTGGCCGTTTCGCGTTGGCGGCTGCGGCGCCTTGGCGGCCTGTTCGGTGGGCGTGGCAGCGGGCGCAGACTCCGCGGAGGTTGCTGTCGCGGTGGTCGGCTGGGTCGCCGATGTGGTCGACCTCGACTGCTGCCGATCCCCAGCAGTGGGTGCGGAGTTGGCAGGTGGGGTCGCGGCGCAGGATGCGGGGACGGATGCGCGTTGCCCAGCCTCGGGGTAGTGGGACGGTGCGCCACTCGGTGGTGCTGCGCGGCCGGGGGGTGGGTGTTCGCCGGGGGGGCATGTCCGCTCCCGGGGGGGTGTCGGATCTTGGACAGGTGCGGCTGGCCGGGTTGCGGCGTGGCGTGGCGGCCCTACCCTGTGCGGCATGGCGTCGATGGCGAAGCTGATGGAGATGGTGACCGAGCACCTGCAAGGTGGGGAGCGGGTGGACGCGGTGGTCGAGGGGCAGTACGTGCGGGGGGACACGCTACGTACTGGGATCTTGCTGGCGACGGACCGCAGGTTGGTGTTCTTCCGGAAGAAGATCACCGGGCATGAGCTGGAGTCGTACCCGTGGGGTCAGGTGTCCAGCTTCGAAGCTGGGAAGAACATGATGGGCCACTGGTACAAGCTGTTCGCGTCGGGGAACCAGCTCGAAATGAAGTGGATCAAGGGTGATGATGCGGCCCGGAGGTTCGCCGAGTTGGTCCGGTCGCGGGTGGGTCAGCGGACCGAGGCGACTGCGGCTGCCGCGCCGGTGGCGGAGGACCCGGGGGCGGCCTTGGAGCGGCTGCGGGATCTGCTGCGTCGGGGTCTGATCAGCCAGGCCGAACACGACGCGAAGCGGGTGGAGATCCTGGCCCGGATGTAGGGCGTAGTGATCGACTGTGGAGATCGTGACACAGAAACGGGCATATCCGCAAGTCAGCCGCGCCGTAGTGTGATCAGTTCGGCTGTGGACCAGCCGCAGCTGGTGGCGGCCCAGCGCCACCAGTCGGTCACGTCGGACGTGATCGCGGCGACGGTGCGCGGGTCGAGGCGGCGGGCCGCGTCGTGGAGCTGGTGTAGAGCGTGGAGCTGCCAGTCGACCCGGACCAGCCGGGCCGTGGGGCAGACCGGCCCCGGTGTCGAGTTGAGCAGGGCGGTCGCGCACGTCTGGTGCGGGCATACGCTGCGGTGTTCGGGCGGGCTGGGTAGGGCGAGCCCGCTATGCCAGCCGGAGATGCCGACGTAGACGGCGGAGAGCCGGTCCAGGGCGTCGAGGTTCCCGGGTGGGCGGCTGCGGGGCGGCTGGCGGCGTTCGGGGCCGCGGGCGGTGCGGCTCTGCCCGGCTGCGGCCCGCCGGAGCTGGTCGAGCAGGCCAGGGTGGGTGATAGCGGTCCAGCGGGTGCCGGTCCGGCGGGTCCGCTGCCGCACCGGCACGGCGAAGGGCAGCCGGAGCTGGTCCAGATCGGCGCGCAGGGTCGCCAACTGGGCCGGGTCGGCGGTTGGCGCGAAGATCGTCATCAGGTGGTCTCCTCAGTCGCGGAAGTAGCGGCGCGCCTGTGCGCCATCGTGGGCGTGGTCAGCCAGGGACCGCAGCGTCGCCGCTGTCATGGGCGACTGCGGGAACGTCGACAGCCACCTCAGCCCGGCCTCGATGGTCAGAAGGTCGTCATCGGTCAGGTGGCGGACATCCACGGTGATGCAGTCGTAGTCGATGGCCTCATTCGGGTCTGTCATTGGTCACTCCTCAGTCGTGGTCGAGATGGTGGTCAGCCGGTCAAGCACCGCGCACAGCTCGGCAACCGACGGGAACGCGGTGCCGGCAGCCCAGGACACCTCGATCTCCTCGGGGCCGGGACCGAGCTGGCGGTAGGTGGCTCGGATAGAGATGGCGGGCGGAAGCTGCGGCAGGTCGGTCATGATCACTCCTCAGTCGCGGGTCGGGTGTCGGCACTACCGACACCCCTCCACAGGGTCCGGGGTTCCGGGACCCTGAGCGGATAGGCCATCGGATAGGCATCCGGGACTAGGCCGCTGTGCGGCCCAGCGCCAGCGGCTAGTCCGCAGGGCGTACTAGTCCGACCAGCGGACCACCGAAAGGGCGCAGAATCTGCACCCCGCAGAATCTGCGGGGTTACCGAGCCAGCTACCAGCACCATCACCGCGGCTCCCCCGACCGATGATCCCAGCAGGTATTGCACGCCCGCCGGGCCGGCCGGCCACACCCGGACGCGATGCACGTGGACGAGAACTCGCCAGCCGGTCCGGGAAGGTCCCGCGAGCCCGGTTCGGCTGGGGTAGGCCAGGCGTCGCTGCCGACATCGCTGCCGACATCGCTGCCGACATCGCCCGGAGTGGACCGACCCTCCTCCCCGGGCACTGCTGGAGTAGGCCAGTCAGAGTCACCAGACCGCGACGGTTCTACCTTGAAACCCTTCCTTCCTTCGCTGCGGTCTTTAGGGAGTACGTCACTCTTAGTTGTAGCTAGGGCACGTACCTGGCCTGTCCTGTCCTGGCCTGTCCTATCCTGTGCTTTCCCCCGGGACCATCCCCCGGGACTGTCCCCCGGGACACTCCCCCGGGACTTTGGAAGGGAAGGGCCGGCGTCGGCCGCCTTCGCCTTCGCGCGCTGCTTCGCCTTCTTGTCCCGTTCCCGACGCCGGGCATTCTCCAGAATCGCCAGCTCACGGGCACTAGTCTGCGAGCTGCCGAAGTCCAGGATCAGCCACCGGCCCTTGATGAACCGCCAGAGCCCGGCCTTCTCCAGCTCGACCGCCCGGCCCGGATCGACCTGCGGCAGCAACGGCAGGTCGTCCTCCTCAAGCATCCCGTCGGTGCGGTTCGACACGGACCACATCATGGCGGTGACGTGCAGCCTGAACGCGGCGTCGGACAGCCGCAGCAGGCGCCGGTCACTGAGCCACTTCTCGGGGAGTCGACAGTCGGTCATCGCGTGCCCCCGATCGCACCCGGATCGGACTCCGATCGGAGGTCCGATGGCAAAGTGCCACCCGATTGCCAGCGGCTTGCCATCGGGTTGCCGGCGGCGGTGATCCGGAGCCAGTCATCGGCGTGACACCACTCGGCGTCGAGCCGGCACCAGCAGCACAGGTCCCGGCCGGCCAACTCGACCCGTGCCCGCTCCACCAGCTGCGGCTGCACAGCGACCCAGCGGCGGAACCGGTCGCGTGACACGGCCAGCGCCTCCGGTGACCGGTCCCGGACCGGGTACGGGTTGGCGTACGGGCTGCCCTTCAGGTACGGGGCGGGCCGGCCGACGTAGACCGCGCCGTCCGGGATCACCGGGTGGTAGTAGTCGCCGGACGGGCGGACCCGGCGCGGCATCACCGTGCACCCGGGCCGCGGTCGAGCCGGGGGCCGTCACCGGGCACCCGGACGATGTCGTGAGGCACGTCGGCCCGTGAGGACCGGGTCTCGATCGCCTCCGCCAGCTCTGGCGCCAGGGCGATCATGTCCCTGGCCAAGAACGGTGCGTAGCTATTGTTAATCTTGTATCCATCGCTGCGGTCCGCGCCGATGGGCGTGTCGTAGCGCAGCATCTCCACGATCAGCTTGGCGCCGATCCGGCGGCGCCGGGCGACCCACTCCCGGGCCAGCCGGACCGCCGCCGGCAGCACCTCCGGGTACCGCTGTAGGTACTGCTGGTACCGGGCGTACACGGTTGGTCCGGAGTCGCTGTCGGTGGTGTCCAGTAGGCTCGGCTGGAGGTAGCCCCGGGCTGCGGCCGGCCCGGATCGCCCGCCGGTACCCCCCGTGGCCGGCGGGCGTTCTCCTGTTCGATGGCGATGGATAGGGGTCATCGTCGATCCTCCCCCCGTGAGAGGTGTGCAGTGCGGTGTTGCGTGCCCCGGCGCCGTCACGGACGGCCACCGGCTGGACCGGGACCGGGGCGGTAGGAGGTCAGCGCGGCGGGCCTCCGGGTGGTACCCGGTAGGCGGTGGCCCGTGAGATCCCCAGCTTGCGGGCGGCCGTGTGCCGGTCGCACTGCCAGATGATCATGCCCAGCTCGATGCGCATCAGTGCGAGCCCGGCCGGTGGGTCGGTGATCAGCTTCTCGATCGCGGCCAGCGTCTGATCGGTCATGCGGTCACCCACCCTCGGCTGGTGAGCACCAGCAGCTCACCCTGGACCGGCCCGACCATCTCCAGCCGGAGGGTCTCAGCTCGGGCTGCCACCTCTGCGGCCCGATCCCGGCAGTACGCCCGGGTACCGCACCCCTCACAGCCCGACTGCGGCTGCCGGTGGTCGCACCAGGGCGCCCCGTACCAGAGCGCGGTGGCGAAGGCGCGGCCCGACACCCAGTCCCGCCACTCCCGCCGCAGGCTCCGCAGCTGCCGGTCCAGGTCGGCCTGCCGGCGGGTCCGCCGAGCCCGGATCACGACCCGCCCCCCTCGATCTGGGGCAGGTCGAGGGACCCCGGCAGCAGCTCCAGCGCCGTCGGCAGCCCGGCCAGGAAGTCCCGCGCTTCGGCAGACTCCAGCGCGCCGGACATCAGCCGCTCCTTGAACTCGACCGCCACGCGGTCGACCTCCAGCTTCTTTGCGCGCGCCTCCGCCTCCGCAGCCGCGCGCAGCGCCATACGTAGCTCAGCCCGGCGGCGTTGGTCGGCGTTCTCGCCGCGGACCAACCAGTAGGTTCCGAGCTTCGGACGGAACTTGCGCGGCACGCCGCGGCGCTCGCAAATCTCCTGGATCTTCGCGTTCGTGTCGGCGACCACAACCTGGGCTTCCATCACGAACTCGCGCCAGGCTTCGTCCTCCCGGTCGAATTCGCGGGACAGCTTCGCTTCCGCTTCCGCGTGGCGCGCGGCTTGCCGGGCCTCTATGTCCTGCCGGGCCAGCTTGGCCCGCTGGCTGACGATCTTCACCAGCTCCAGCCGCTCGGTGCGGGTCATCGGCTGCTCGATCACCGGATCACCTCCGGCTCGGCGGATCCGAGAAGTCCGCGAGTCAGCTCGTCGGTGGGCTCCCCGTGCAGCTGGCGCATCGCCGCGAGCACCCGGTCATCCATCCATGAGATCCACACCCGCCCGGACAGCAGGTGCGCGGCCACACCCTCGACCGTGGTGGGCATGTCCTCCCGGCCCCAGGCGATCCGGTTGGTGGGGATCAGGTAGGTGACGATGTGCTCGGCGGTCGTACGGGCCAGGTGTACCTTGGCCGCATCGGCCTCGATCAGCGTCCCGTCGACCCGGCGGATCAGCTCCCCGGACTCGATCCGCTCCTCGACGATCCGGCGGGCCAGCGTCCACCGCTCGACCTCCTCGCGCATCTCGGCCGGCAGATCCGCCAGCACCACCACGGCACCGGCCGCCACCAGGTCGGTCATCGCGTCGGCCAGGTGCCCGACGCACAGCTTGCTTGACCCGGTGGGGTCGGCGATCTCGGCGGTGCACTGCTGGCGGGCCGGCGGGCCGAGATGCGTCCCGGTCGAGCGGCCCTGGTGCTTGACGGTGACCAGCCGGCGGCAACGGGGCAGCCGGTCGGGTGTGGCCTGCTCCGCCACCTCCGGCAGGTGGTCTATCGTGGTGTGCATCTGATACCTCCTGATCTCGTAGGGTGTGGCCCGGCGTACCTAGCGCCGGGCCACTGTTTATCCGGGGCTTCGTGGTGCCCCGGGGCTAGGCAGCCTCCGCGCGCAGGCGATCGACGTACTCGCTCAGCGCGGCGACCGGTATCCGACGCGCGCGGCCGATCTTCACCGAGGCGAGGTCGCCCGACTTGAGCAGCTCGTAGACGGTGGTACGCGACACGTCCAGCCTCTCGGCGGCCCGCTCGGGCGTGAGCAGCAGTAGATCCTGGGGCACGTCCCCTCCTGAGGGTCCGGGGCCGATGGTCGGCGACAGTTAGGCGGTACTCGTACATACATACCCCAGCCGGGTGGGTCCGCGCAAGTGTGCCCGCGCCGCCGGTCAGCCGTGGCGAAAGCGCACGGACTTGTGCGGACAGGTGTCGGCGGGTACGGTTCCGCTGTGGCGACCCGCGCAGCCCCGGGCCACCCCGCGGCCCAGGCGACCGAGGTGTGGACCGTCCTAGCCGAGAACCCGCCGGAATCTGGACTGTGGGTCCTGGCACGGCTGTCACGGACCGAGCCCAGCGGGCGCCTGTCGATAACCCGGATGCTCATCCTCGGCGACGCGATCGACTCGCGAACGCTGAAGAAGATCGCCACCTCGCACATTGAGGCAGTGGTCAATATCCATTTCTCAGACCGGGAGGTGCTGACCTCGGTAGAGGCTGCGGCCGAACAGCGTGACCCCTACCTGTACCGGAAGTTTCTCGACCGGCACAGCCTGACGGCCGGCTTCGTCGCGGCCAAGGTCGCGGGCGCAGACGGTAGTTCCGGCCAGTTCGGGCCGGTCGGCCCGGATGGGCAAGACGTGCTCGATGGCCTAGATGAGGCGATCACGGCCGCCCGGCGCGCGATCGGGGGATTCCCCAGCGCGTCCGTGGAGGAGCCGGCAGCCGCGGAACCGCTCACCCGGCCAGACCGTACCGACCCGGAAGGTTTCTCCCGCCGGGTCGCTGCGGCGTACCGCGAGGTCGCCACCACCAGCCATCGACCCGCCGCCATCCTCGCCCTTCAGGCAGGGGTCCCCGTCGCCACGGTCCACCGGTGGATCAGGGAGGCGCGGCAGCGCGGCTTCCTGCCCCCGGCGCGCAAGGGGCGGGCAGGGTGAGCCGCCGCAAGCTCGACGGGGAGGGCAGCGTCTACCAGCGGGCCAGCGATGGCCTGTGGGTCGCCGCTGTGACCCTGCCCTCCGGCCGGCGGAAGGTCGCCTACGGGGCGACCGAGCGGGAGGCGCAGCGGCAGCGGCGAGCGTTGCTGGCGCAGGTCGAGGCGGGCCGGCCCGCGCCGGCCGGCCGGACACCCACCCTCGGCCGGGACCTTGTCCACTGGCTGACCACCCAGCTACCGGCGGAGGTCGCGGCCGGCCACATCGAGCCCGAAACCGCCGACCACTACCGCACCATGATCGAGACTCACGTTCTGCCGACCGACCTTGCCGGGGTCCGCCGGGACCGGGTCAGCGTTGAGGATGTCCGCGCGTGGCAGCGGGCCAAGCTGGCCGAGGTCAACCCGCGGACCGGGCGGGTGAACTCGGCCAGGCTGGTCGGTGCCGCTCACGCCGTGCTGCGGCGGGCACTGGCCGATCGGGTGCGGGATGAGGTGTTGGCCCGGAACGTGGCCGCGCTGGTGCGGCTGCCGGCCGGGCAGCGGCGGGCCGCGGAGGCGCCGACAGAGGAGGAGCTGGCGGCAGTGTTCGCGGAGATGGTCACCGACCGGCGACGGGCGTTGTGGGTGTCGATGCTCGCCCTCGGCATCCGGAAGGGGGAGGCGCTGGCGATGCGCTGGTCCCGGGTCGACCTCGACGCGGGCGCGGTCCAGATCCACGCCCAGGTGGTCCGCCGCCGGGGCGACCCGGACCCGGCCACCGGCCGCCGCCGCGGGGAGCTGGTCGAGAAGACGCTGAAGACCACCGCGTCGCGGGCCACGCTGTCGATGCCGCGGCTGTTGGTGGCCACGCTGCGGGAGCACCGGCGGGAGCAGGCCAGGGCGCGGCTGGCGGCCCGGGTGTGGGTGGACCCGGACCTGGTGCACGCCTCCGAAGTCGGCACCTTCCTGGACCCGCGCAACGTCAACCGGTGGTGGTCGGGGGTGTGCCAGCGGGCCGGGGTCCGGGCGCTGCACGTCCACGATCTGCGGCACGGCGCCGCGTCGCTGGCGTTCGCCTCCGGGGCCTCGATCCGGGAGATTCAGGAGATGCTGCGGCACACCCGGCAGGGCACCACGGCGGACGTCTACACCCACTTGTTCGAGTCGGTGCGGGCCGGCACGGCGGAGAAGTTGGACGGGGCGCTGCGGGCGCTCGGAGAGGCAGGTTCACGGTGAGGTTGCTACACCGCGTGCTACATGACGATCTTGGTCGGGTGGTCCGCTCGGGTGTTGATCTCCGGAGCCGCTGGTCAGGATGGGTGTCGGGTGGCGCGCCCGGAGGGATTCGAACCCCCAACCTCTTGATCCGTAGTCAAGTGCTCTATCCGTTGAGCTACAGGCGCAGCGCGAACCAGTGTACATCCCGCCGTGCCGGGTCCGGTTGCCTGCCGTCGCGTGCCGGCTGGTCCCGGCGGGTCCGGTTCGCGCTGGCGCGGCGGGCGCTCGACCGGCAGCTCTGCGGTCGATGGTGACCGGGTTTGGACTGTCGAGCACCGTCCGAGCGACCAGCGGGGCGGGTCGCAGCGACCGGCCGCGTGCTGAGGGGCGGGATGTCCTGCTGGCGGGCCGCCGGTTCGGGTTCTCAACGGCTGTCGTCCTCGTCTGGCTGCCGGTGCCGGTGCCGGTGGGGTTGTGGTGGTTGCGGGGGATGAGCCCGGCGGCGGCTTCGGCGGTGGCGCGTTCGAGCTCGATCAGGACGGAGGTGTAGGTGTCGGCGGTGATGTTCAGGTCGGCGTGGCCGAGGGTCTCCTGGACGGTTTTCAGGTCGGCGCCGGCGGCGCGTAGGTAGGTGGCCGCGCAGTGGCGCAGGCGGCGTAGT